TCTATGACACCTACATCTATAATCATACTCGTACCCCCACTCCTGTCTCATTCCTTACTAACTCAAGTGACATCTTATACTCACCACCCGTGAAGTTATGATTAATCCCAGTGACCAGATACTTACCGGACGTCACTTGATCTGGATCAACAGGAGACCCTACCACAGGAACATTCTGTTGCACCGTAAGGTATATGGTATCACCGGACTCTAGTCCCTCCACGGGATCACAAGAAACATCCAGGGTCCCTGTGCCATGAAACAATCCCATCACACTATTATTAATCATCTTATTCCGAGAAGTATGATCAGACAGGGAACTATGATTATTAGACCATCCAATTTTACGGTGATTCATCCCTCTATGTACCCCGATGACACTATACTTGTCCTTTGACCCTATTCCCACTGGAAAGTAATGATTCCTTCCTGTAGTAGGAGTATCTTTTTCCATATCAAATAATACTCTTTTGGGAGCGCTTTTATCAGTAATATCATATTCCCAGGACATCATTCCCCCGACACCTTTACTACGCATTCCCATGACTTCATATGCATCACGCACCGTGATTGCATGAATCTTATTACGAGATTTATGACCAGACCGGGTAGGAGTACTATCAGACCCTGCACCATGAAATCCTTTTTCACCTAATTCTGCTACTGGCGGCATCTCCCATAGTTCCTGTTGACCCCTTATTCTGGTATCCATCCCATTACCTGAATTTACTGTTCCATAACACAGTAATGAAGACAGACTCCCGGCATTCGGGCAATCTAGGAGTAATCGATTAATTGCTTGGTATGGTTTTATGAATGGGAATACAATATTAATAGATCTTGAAGAGGTAGTATCATTATTATTGACATCTATCTTCTCCAGGGGAATATCACAATACTCCATCAATATATTTTTAATGATGTTTACTGCATTATCAGAGTATCCTCTACTAAACCCCGATAAAGAATTTATGAGTTCCTTGGGATCAGATAACTTCATGGTCCATGATACAGCATCCTTTTGCTCACGGACCAGATCACGGATACCATGGCAATGAAATGTTAATTCTTTATCCACACCATCCTTGGTATATGTGAATACCAGGGTCTCTTGACCTATCACTGGTATCCGGTTTATCATACCAGAGTCATCGAACATCTCTAGGGACCCGGTCAAAAAGAAATCATTGATACTCTCGAATACTTGCATACCAGTGACATTCTGTGTCACATCATACTCTACTCCCTGAAACGATATTAACGTGAATCTGGGGTCTCGATAAGTGTTTATTAATCCATCAGTCGCCATTCTTTATTTCCTGAATCCATTCTTTACTGATCTCACGAATCTTCTCTGGTTTAATCACTCGTATCTTTGATTTACTGAGATTATTTTCTACCTCTACCTCATAATTAGATACAGGTGTCACGCCTGCTGTTCTTTTGGGGGTTATGTCTCCGGTGCTATTGTCAATGAAGTGATGGGGTGCCAGGGCCGCTGACTTAATAGAGGTAGCAGTAAAGAACCCTTGATTATCAGAACCCAGTATGCCCTCACCTGACTCCTGAAACTGAACTGATCCAGGTGTGGGTAGTATCTGTACCCATTCCATGGTAGGATAAATACCAATCACTGTTCCAGTGGCACCAGAGATAGACCCCTCTACTACTTCATTGATACTGAACTTACCCCATACATCCTGATCACCCACGGCACCTAGACCCTCATATATGCCCTTGGTATGATCCAGGAGTCTTGATTGCTTTTGTGGCCAATCATAGTAATAGTTCTTGAGGTGAGGATTTACTACAAAGAATGTCCAGTAATACTTATCACTACCATATAAATCATATGATACGTTATCGGGTCTCCATGAATCAGGGACAATGTAATATGAGTAGAATGATACATCATCTAATTTCTTAGAATCTATATTGACGTAACTGGTGATATTGGTAACAGATTCCATGATACCTGTGCCCATGATATCATAATCTACCTTGGGAAAATGTGTGAAGTAAGTAGACATTCTAGAACCCCAACTTAATGTGATCTTTATTAATGGGCATCAACTCCTGAAAGGATAATGACATTTCTATTGATACTGGTTCATCATTCTCCATAAAGAATGAATTGGAATTCTTATTATATGATACAGAGCAATCAGTCAGTGCTACCTCTGGCATCCTGGGGTACGCTGCATTAATGAAGGTGATACCAAATACATGTGGGAATTCTAGGTTAAATCCGTTTACTGTTGGATACATTGCTTCCCTGAATTGTGTTATAATGTTCTTGGATGCCATTGACTCTTGTCTATTCTGTGGGACAAATCTCCATGAAAATGACCATTTCCGTAGACCGATATCAGAAAATGTCATGAATGGATTTTTATTAATGACTGCCTGCGTATCCTTAGATTTTTCATCTATGGCACCAGTGGCAATGTAAGTAGCAGCACCAGTTGCTGCCCCTAAATTAGCGGTAACTGCTCCTATAACTACTGCTTTACCTGTCTCGGATTGTAGGGCAGGCATTATAGCACCCTTCAAATCGTCAATACTTGTCATTTTTGTTAATGAATCTGCTTTTCCTGCCATTTTATATAAAGATCCTCCCATACCAGATGCCTTGTCTACATATGTCATAGAGTCTGCATTGGTATGCCCCATAGGTATATACATGGCCAATTGCCAGTCAATAGTTGTTTTGGCACTACCATCACCAACGGGGTCATAGTGTGCTTTATGGCAATCGAATAACATGGCAGGTGTATTATCCGTGCCTATATCAATCGGATATCTTAGAATTTCGGGCATATCTTCTGAACCTATAAATATGGGTAACCTAACTATTTATATTTATATGTGAAGAATTATAAAGGAAAATATACCCCCAGAAATAAAAAGAAGTATAAGGGAGATGCCAGTAAGGTTGTCTATCGTTCCATGTGGGAGAGACAGACCTTTCGTTGGATAGAGAAGAACGATGATATTATAGAATGGAATTCTGAGGATGTTATTATACCATACCTCTGTGAGACTGATAATAAGATGCACAGATATTTTATAGACCTCTACTTCATGACTCGTAATGGAAGGAAATACCTCATTGAGATTAAACCAGAGAAGCAGACCAAACCTCCCTCTAGACGTATAAAGAATAAGGCCAAGGTGATAAAAGAACAATTAATATACATAAAGAATATGAGTAAGTGGAAAGCAGCAAAGAAGTTTGCTGAAGATAATAACTGTGAATTTCAGATATGGACAGAAAAGACCCTCAAGGGATTCGGTATTAAACTATTAACCGCATGAGATATTATGATGGAAAATACAGAATATGATAAAAATGATAACCTAGTATACTGGAGTGATGATGGGCATGAGCACTGGTACACATATAATAAGAATTCTCAGGTTTTACACTACAAGACAACTCTTATAATCCCTGTAAAGAACAAGACTACTCTAGACCTTGATGAAAGGGCATCAAAGGACTTCTGGGAATCATGGAAGACCTATGATCGCACTGGACGTATAAAGACATATAAAGACTCTAATGGTGTTCATCACACATACAAGTATGATAAGGAGTCGGGTGAGGTCGAAAGAAGAACGAACTCTATGGGGGCATTTGAACCTGCTAATGAACAAGTAGATATGCACAAATCCACTGACCTGGGGTGGTCGCCTGACTAAATTTACTCTCTTCACTCTCCTCCGTGAACAGCCCTATTATACCACACTTTCACAAGAAAGTCAAGTAAAATCTGTTAATATAACACATTCTTTTGAGTTATCATGGTTCTTGGACATGGACCCACTGGTAATATGGCATCTCATCAATCTAGGGATTGGTCTTCCTGCTATATTATATGTTATATGGAAAAAAGGTCACTAATATATAAATAAAGATATGGCAGACTCATTATTCGACACACTAGAAAAAGAAGCATTTCGCTCTGGTATCAGGGCTCGCTCACAAGATTCGAGGAAATGGTTCCGTGGTAAGGTGCGTGAATTGGGTTCAGTGGATAAGTATAAACTGCTGAAGGACAGAGCACTGGTAAAGAAGAAGGGATTTCGGTCTGGGTCTATGTATATGTTCTTCTATGACCCCAAGCACCGCAAGACCCTTCCATACTATGATGCGTTCCCATTGATTATCGCAGTAGAACGGGCACCCGAAGGGTTTTATGGACTGAACCTCCATTACCTATCCCCCATGGTTCGTGCCAAGTTCCTAGATAAGTTGATGGAGACCACGAATAATAGAAAGTATGATGAATCCACTAGGATGAAGATCAATTATCAAATACTAAAATCAGTAAGCAAGTTCAAAGAATTTGCTCCCTGTTTCAAGCACTATCTTACCAAACATGTACAGGCAGGTATCGCAATGGTAGAAGCACCTGAATGGGAAATTGCTATATTTCTCAAGACAGAATCGTTCAAGAAGAAGAATAAGACCCATGTATGGGGAGCATCTAGGAAGGCATACTAATGTTACCAGCAAATATAGATACACTAAAAGCAACTATCAATCGTCGTGGGGGTATGGCAAGAGCAAATAAGTTTGCTGTATACATGACAAACCCTGCGGGGCAAAATTTGTTCACAGGGGGCGGTGGTGGAATAGGCAGTGCTATTGGAACTGCTGTTAGGACTGCGGCATCCGGTGGGACTATTGATGCGACATCTGTTCTCAATGACCCAAGGGACCTATATCTTCTCTGCGAGTCATGTTCTCTTCCTGGTAGACAAATTAATACTGATGAATTTAGAACAGGTGTCAAGGCAGTAAAGATGCCCTATGGTGTTATGACAGATGAAATCTCATTCACATTTCTTTTGACGAATGATTATTACATATGGAAATATTTCAAGAATTGGATGGATCTTATTGTCCCACCAGACGAAAATATAAACAAAATGAAACTGAATTATAAACAGGTATACCAGACAGATGTAATAATTCAGCAAATGTCTAGTGCTGATTTTGTGCCTGTTCAATCAGTAAAATTAGTTAATGCATTTCCAATTACCATAAATGCAGTAGAATTATCTAATGCAACAGAGAATGATGCCATGCGATGTACTATTACCATGACATATGATAACTGGGAAGAACAAGGACTTATTGATGGCATGTTAGGAGCAGTAGGAAAAACAATAAGCAATATTATTTAATCATAACAAAAGGTGAATTGAGATGGCATTACCAGTACCAAATATACCAAAATATAATTTAGTAGTACCGAGCACAGGAAAATCTATAACATATAGACCATACCTTGTAGGAGAAGAAAAAATACTAATGATAGCAATGGAGTCGCAGAATCAAATTGATTTACTCCGTGCTGTAAAGGATGTCATAGAAAAATGCACCTTTGGTGCCATTAAGTCTAAGACATTGACTACATTCGATTTGGAGTATATATTCTGTAAATTGAGAACCAAGTCATCGGGAGAGACATCTTCTATCATTGCCAAATGTAATGAGTGCAAGGCATCCAACCCTATTACTATAGATTTGGATAAAGAAGTCAAGGTTAAAAATGTAAACAAGAGTAAGGATGGTATGCATATATCCTTGGACGATAGGATTGGCATTAACTTAAAATATCCTACCATAGACAATTTGTCCGAGCATCTTCATACAGATGTATCTGAAATAGAGATGACCTTTGCTATGCTGATATCATGTATTGATTCGATATATGATGGGGATACGATATATGCTTCTGAAGAACAAACGACAGAAGAACTTCAGACATTTATCGAATCATTGGGCGGAACTCATTTTACTAAGTTACAGGAGTTCTTTTCTAATATACCTACAACATATGCAGATATAAAATTTAAATGCTCAGAATGTAAAAAGGATAATGAGTTTGAATTGACGGGGTTATCGAGTTTTTTCTCCTAAACCTCTCTCATGATAGTTTAACGAGTCATTATCAAACCAATTTTGCAATGATGCAACATCACAAGTATAGTTTGACTGAATTGGATAATATGATGCCTTGGGAGAGGGAAGTATATGTTGGATTATTGACTGAATACATTAAAGAAGAAAACGAAAGAATAAGACAAGCAAATAGGAAATAGAGAAATGGCCGAAGATCTTAGTGAAGTAACAGCAAAAACCCTAGAATCGTCTGACGCACAGACTAAGATTCAGGTAGATATGATCAATCTACTTAAAGTGTGGAGGTCTAAAAGTCAGGGAAATTCTTTGTCTGATAAAGAAATGAGGGCAGAAAGTATTGCTCGTGCTGAATTGCTGATTGAGCAAAATCAAAAAATACTTGAAGAATTACAAACAATATCAGACAACACAGAAAAAAATGAAATAGATGCTGCATTTGGCAATTTTAAAGGATTAGGTCTTCTTCTTACTGGACTAGGGATTGCTATAGGAGGGGTGATAGGTACGATTGCTGGTGTCATGAAAGCAATGGGCACTGTTATCAAGGCGTTTACTCCTAAATGGATTACTACTAGATGGGCCAAACTAACAGATTTCTTTAAGGTCAATCTAGGGAAATTAAAAACAAATTTTATTGGGAAATTAAAGTCTGGACTCGATTTCGTTAGTGGTAAGTTTAAGGGTGTGACTGATATACTTACTAAATGGGCCAAGAAGTTCCCTAAGATCGGTAATGTTCTAAAGACCCTTAGTCAACCATTCGTGGCACTTAAAGACATGATGAAAGGTTCTACGAAGGCAATATCTGGTATTACTAAGGTTGCTGAGAAAGGCAAATCTATTTTCGGTGGTCTAAAGAGTTTTGGGTTGGGGATTGGTAATGTTGCTAGAGTAGTATCTAAGATTGCAGCACCTCTTACTATTATCATGGGGGCATTTGATGCTGTCACTGGTGCCATGGAGGGATGGGAAACTGGTGGTGTTCTTGGTGCTATAGGTGGTGCTATTAAGGGACTGGTCAACTCTATAATTATGAAACCTCTTGATCTCTTGAAGGATGGAGTATCATGGATACTTGAAAAGATGGGATTCGCAGATGCCTCTAAGGCCCTCGATTCCTTTAGTTTCGAGGACATGTTTACCAAATTGATTGATTTTTTGGTCGGTGGTATACAGAATGTATGGGATACTTTTAGTGATAGTATGTCAAATATCGGGCATACAATATCAGAGGCATTCAAAGAAATTGTTAGAGCATTTCTCCCAGCGGAGGGATCTTTTGGTGCTAATTTTGTTCCTGATTCTGTGTATGAATGGGCAAAAGCAGCACCACCCAAACCAATAGATATGGAGTCTGATGACAATGCACAGGGTGAAGCGGGAAATGCTCAACTGGAGAAACAAAAGAAAAGAAGAGCAACTTTTACTGCGATAGAACCAGAGATTGAGAATGAAGAATTAGCACGACAAGCAAGGCAACGTGCAGCATTTGGTATGGTTAAACAAGACCCTGTTCAGGTAGCAAAGAAAATGGAAGTAGTTAAACAACAAAAGGAATTAACAGAAAATGAATCTGAAGTGAAAATGCAAGGTGGTCAAGACAGAAGTGTTGTTGTGGCACCGAATACTAATAATGTCAATAATGTTAGTAATGTGACGCATAACAGTGTTCCACCAAAAGCAAGACCCGAATGGAATTCTGATCTGAGAAGATCATGGGCCTAGTATCCCGATTAAGAATCCAATCCCTGGTCGAGAAAGCGTTTAAGAATGGTGAAATAAGTGAAGATGACCCCGAGTCCTTCATGGAAATGATTTCACTGCTGAATAAGAAAAAGGTAAAGAAAGTAAAGCCCAATAAAAAACGGAGTCGTGAGACCCCGTTCT